CCTGTTACTGGGTCTGATGTAAAGAATGCATTATCTGTATCCCATGGACTAGATTCTTTTCCTCTGTCTATTGCTATACGAGTTCTATTAAATTTCTGTGGATTTTCTAATGTTAGTTTACCCCAAGTTTTTAATACTTCTTGAAATATTTCAGGGAATGGAATGTATGATGCCATAACATCAGACAACACGTGTCGTTCAGAACTAGCATATAAAAGATTTTGAACTTCTTCCATAGCTTTATATTTAAGTAATGTTTCTGCTTGTTCTAATGTTTCTATAGTATTTTCAGTTGATGTTTCTTTTGCTTTTTTTAATAAGTTAAGATATAGGTCGCTTCCTTCTATCCAAGTTTTAGCACCAACCATAAATTCTTTTTTTACATCTGGTGTCATAAATGGCATTAAATCTTCGGCTAATGTATAAAACGACCATCTAAACATTGGGTCACGATTTAAATAATCAGAAGGTTTTGCAAGAAACAAAGAGTACAGAGAACCTAACATATCATCCCATTTTTGTATTGCTTGTTCTTTTAATTGTCCAAATTTATTTATGTTTGGATTATTATTGTATGCAACAGTTCTTGGACCTAAATCAAACTCTCTTATTTCTTCATCAAATACTTTTTTAATTTGGTCATAAAACTTTCCAAAATATCTTTCTGTTCTTGATGCTTGTACTGCATTTTTTTGTGCTAACTCTAACCAATCATCATCATCAATGAAACCACCATTAGCTATAAATTCTTTAACTTTTGTAGCACCCATGTTTAAATCTACTTCGTAATCAGGAAAATTAAATGCACCATTAGCATCTTTAAGCATAATTCTTGCTTCTTGTTCTGTAATCTCTACACCATCACGCATAATTTTACTTGTAGGATTTCCTTGCAATCTACCTATTTCCCATTCAGCAGTTTTTAAATATTTAAACAACTGGTCTTTGTTTTTTAATACTGAACGTGCATCAGGGTCATCACTTCTTTTAATTAAATCACTAATATATTTTTTACCTTGTGTCGTTTCTGTAAAAAATTCTAATGCTTTTTTTGCACCATCTCTTGCTACAACAACAAACAATGGGTCACTTGCTCTATTAAGCATTTCGTGAATCCATCCTTGCCACCATTCTGGATTTATCTCATTACTATTTTCATACTTTGGAACATTAATATAAAAATCTTCTGCTGCGTTTCTTCCTCTTGCTTGTGGTTTTAAAACTTTTAACAATGTTTGTTCTGACATTGTATTTATATATTGTGGTGTAGTATTAAAAAATGTTCCTGAAGGTGCAGCTTGTGCATAACCTGTTTTTTTACTTACTATTTTTTTAGCTGCTTGAAAATTACTATCAAACAAATACTCCATAATTTCTTTTATTACTGGAGAATCAAAATTTACATTATCTATACGTAAATCAGGTTGTCCATATACAGGTATTTCAACAAATTGAAAAGCCTCAGCTTCATTTGTATTTAATACTTTTGCTAATTTTTTTAGAGGGTGTTGTTCAGGTATTAAATTAAACGATTCTTTTCTTAAATATATTTTTGGTTGATGTGCTTTAATAGCAATAGATAGAGCATTTTTAATAAATGGTTCTAACTCTTTAAAACTTTTAAATTCGTTACTGCCTAATTTTACAGCAACATCTAATATCAAATTGTTATCCACAATAGACATAGATACTCCATGTCCTTGTTTTTGTAACTGCATTTGTACTGATGGATTATTTACATATTGCCTTACTAATTTTCCAACTTCATCTGCATTGTCAATTTCAAATATTTGTTTGTATTTTTTATTAGGAATAACAGACACAACACCTGATGGACCTTTTGTGCTTGGATTCCAAAATGGGTGTATAAAATCATTGGAGATATTTAAATCAGTCACATTACCAAATCCCATATTTTCTAATTTATCAAAAGAATGTAAAGACTGTCTTTTAAGTTGTTTTAATTCACCGACTATTTCATCAAATGCAAAGTCTGTGGCGTTGTTACCATCAATAGCATATTGTAAAAATGAATCTCCTACTTGACCTGATGCATTTGTATTTAGTCTTAATACTTTCATTATTTGTTGTATCTGGTCGTAATCTAAATTTTCTAAAGATTTTTTCATATCAACATTGCCAATAAGTTCTGCAACATTATCTATTTCATCAGCATTAATTCTTGTAGCAAATAATTGTTCACCTAAATTATCAAGCATTTGTACAAATACAGGGTCTGATTTATCTAAATTTAATTTATCTACAACTTTAGGAAATGGTCTTGCTTTTAACGAAGCTAACAACAAAGGATGTCTAAATACACTAGGACCACCATACATAGCAATACGTACTGCTTCTTCTGGTGGAACTCTTAATGCTAATGCAGGTCTAAGCATCCACAGTGGTTTCAATGCACGTTGCATTATATAATCAGAATATAAATACTCTAACCAACCTTTAGGTGCAACAGATAAATTTTTAGTTCTTAAATTAGTTTTTAATCCTGTAGTAGGTATCTTTGCTTGTTGTAATATTTTTTCAGTTAATGAATAATCTTTACTACCCCAAGTAGTTGATATAAATTTTCTTAATCCACTTCTGCTAGGACCTACTAATCTTCTAAATGATGCTAGTGATTTAGCAAGTTCTTGATAATCAGTTAAAGGAACAAAGTTATCTGCAAATTGCCCTATAGAAAAAGCAGTAGGTACTGCTACATCTATAGATTCTAAAATGTTACCTTCTGCATCTAAACGTTGTGGTCGTGCTTTATATTTAGTTCCAGGAAAAGATAATGGTAATCCATCACTATCATATAAATATTTTCTTTTTTCTGCTATTTCATTGTTTACAAATTCAACAATGTTAGTTAATAAATCTTCATCTTCTTTTAAATCAGGATTATCTTTAATTACTTTATCTTTTATTCTTACATTTAACTTTTGAACTATCTTAACAATTTCATCTTGATTTTTTGCATTTAATAATTCACTAATATAATAATCTCTACCTATCTGGTCCTCACCTAAAGCAATTAAAACACCATCTACATTCTCTATTGTTTCTGCAATATAATTTATAGAAGCAAATTTACTTGGAGATAAATCAAATAATCTTTTTACTTTTTGTGGTAAAGCATTTCTTAGTGAACCACCAATACCAACTATTCCTCTAAATGGGTCATTCTTAGGCATACCTAATAAAGCACCTACACTATTTCTAAGAGGTGCAATATCTACTGCTTTTCCTGAAAACTTATAAGCTAATTGATTTGCTAATTCTGCTACTACAGATTGTCGCATTGGTAATTTAGAAATTGGCGTTGCTGTAGCTGCTGCTGCTATTTCTTGTCCAACAAATGTACCTGAATATGGTGCAATCATTAACTCTGATAAGTCACCATGTTTTAATAAAGAAGTAACTACTTCTTTCATAGATTCTTTATTTTTAATCTTTGCTAATAAATTTAAAACTCTTGTATCTACTTTTGTAAAAGTAGGTATATCTTTTAAACGTGCAACAGATTCATTTACAGTTAACGCTTCTATGAATTTATCTCCCCATTTAGAATTTAAAATCTGTTCTGCAGTTTTACCAAATGTCATTTTTCTTGCTTGTGCACCTTCTTTAGTAGGTTTTACTGTACGTAATGCACGTGTAATGAATTTAGCATCATCTACATACTGTGCTACTTCTGCAGCAGAAACAACTTGTCTACCTGCAGTTTTTATTGCACTACCATATCCAAGCAATATATTGATTGGGTCTGCACCTAATCTAAATGCACCATCAATAATTGTTGATGCTAAAGCATATGATATCTCTCCTTCTTGTGAAAATTGTGCAGCAACTACTCTACCAGGAGATATTGGTATTCTTTCTCCTGTTTTAGTTTGATAAGTAAATTGATATTCATCTCTTTCGTACTCTTCTGTAATAGGTCTGCCATATACATCAGCAGCTATCTCGTATGCTTCTGTGGGTGTCTTACCTAATTTAATCTGCTTTGTATAAACATCAGTATCTTCTAATGCGATTGAATTAGGTAAAATACCTACACCTAAGTTAAGAGGTTTACCTTGACCTGTCAAAGCATTTGTTAATCCACCTGCTTCGTTTATTGCTCTTCTAAATTCATTATCACCATATGCTTCTTTAGTTTGATTATATTTTTCATTAAACTCACTACCTAATGTTGCTTTACGTGTAGCTTCTGTCCATGCTTCACCAGGTAACAAACCTGCTATTGTGTTTCCTATTACAGCACCAGGAACTGATGAATCTGTTTCTTGTGCAGCTACCACAGATGATTTAAAGTTTCTTGATATATTTTGAAATGCACTATCCATAGCTAAGAAACCTAACTGTGATGCTCTTTTAGCTAAACCTACATCAGTTCTAACACGTTGTTTTTTTTCCATAGCACGTTGTTGTGTTTGTGCAATCTTTAGTACATCTTCATCATCTGCTTTTAATCCCATTAATGGTAAGTAAGCAATTAATCGTTTATCCATAGAAGGATATGTATATGCCATATCTTTCATGACTTGTGCTAATTCAGGTGATATAGCTCTTTCAAATTGTGATATCTCATTCAGATTGGCAGATGTATTTTCAGCTAACCCTAATTTAAAGTACGTAGGTACAAAGAAAGTAGATTTGTAATCCATACTACCCTATGTCTATATCTGCTTCTAATAACTCATCCCATATTGGGTCAGGTAAAACTCTTTTAGCAGCTTTAAATATATTTGCAACTGTATCTGTAGTCATACCTATAGGTCCATTATCTCCTGGTCCAAGTGGTATTCCTGATGTAATAGGTTCAAAAGGTTTATTAGTAGGTGCTGAAATATTCATAGGTGAAGTTGGCATAGGTGGTGTCATAGGACCTTGTGGTCCTGTTTCACCCATAGGACTAATAGCTTCTGCTTGTTGTTCGAGCATTGTTGTTTGCCCTGTTGGGTCGCCTTCCATTCTAGGTGGTGCAACTATATCTGCAAAAGCACCTGCTTGGGTTAGGTCGGTAGCTTCCTCCAACGCTTTACTTTTTCTTCCTCTGTTATATTTCGCCAAAGAAATCATCTCCTAATCTTGGGTTGTATTCATACTCAAATGTTAAATTAATAAAAAAGTGTGGATGTGGTGTAGGTATAGTAATAAAATTTTTCATAACTATCTCTCCCTCATCTGTGCCTGTAAATACATCTTCAGACCAATCTTCTCCATTAATTATATTATAAAACTTAGCGATAACTTCTTGTTCATCCACCAGGAACTCCTTGTGGTTGTGGAGGTGCTTGACCTAATGCACCAAGAACTTGTTCTATTCCTGGTAATCCACCACCTGGACCTGCAGGTATCTGTGGTCCACCTTGACCCATTAAAGCTAACTCTTCTGGTGTAGGTTCTTCACCTTCTGCTGTATAAAATTTATCTAGTATCTCTGACATTTTTTGTGGATTTTTTCTAATTTCTATAGCAGACATTAATGCTTTTTGATTACCTTGTGATGCCTGTGCCATTAGTGTTTCAAATAAAACTGTTTCTGCTTTTTCAGAATGAATACGTTGTTGTATTCTTGTTATGTTATCTAAACCATCCATATTTTCTTGTAGAGTTTGTGTATCTATAATTCCTTGTTGTTTTAATTGCAAACCAGTAATAATCTTTTGTGCTTCATCAAACCCTGCCATAACACCATAAACTCTACGAGTTTCATAAACTTCTGATATATCAGATTGTGGTGTGTAGCTTTCTTTAAAAGATGTTCCTTTATGCCTACCTGCAATAGGTTTACGCAATTTACCAAACATCATCTCATCATATTCTAATCTTTTAGCATCCATTTCTTCTAACGCATCTTTAAGAACTGTTTGATATTCTCTAACGTGTAATGATGCAGATTGTCCTAGTTCTTCTAATCCTCTACCAGTTACAAAAGAGTTAGGAGATTGTCCATCATCTGATACAGGATAAGCTGCACCAAGTCGCAAGTGTCGTTCAAGTCTATCTACTTGTTGAAATAATTGGTATGGTAGATTATTGACTGGCTTAGACACTTGTGAACCTGGAGTTAAATAGTTAACAGAATATCTGCCTTTTCTATACTTACCTGATTCAATCTCACCAATTATGTTTGTTTCTGTAAATACTGCATCTTCCATAGCAATAGTTCCAAGAATATTAATCTTTGCCATGTTTGCCATAAGACCTGTAATGTGTTGAAACTGTGATTGCATTTGGTCAAACGCATATCGTTTTGCAACAATAAACGCAGGACCTGACTTTAGTATGTTTGGTATAAAATCTATTATCTTTTTATTTTCTGGTAGATATACGTATGTTCCTTCTTTGTCATAATATTGAACTAATACTTTTCCATGTCCTGTAGAGTTAGCCCAACTTCCTGCTCTATCTGTACTATCTAATAATGCAGAGTATGGGTTTTGAAAACCTGTGTTATCTTCTTGTGCATAAATATATGCTTTAGCTTCTGGATATTGTTCAGCTAATATTCTATGTGGAACTCTACGTATAATTGCTAATTCATCAGGTTGTTGGTCATTACCAAATGTTCCTGGATAACAAGTAAACGAATCCTGTAGTTCTCCATATGGATATGGGTTACCATCTTTATCTCTTCTATGTCCTATTGTCCAACAAACAAAACCATAACCAGGTAACCATCTTGCTGCTTGTGGTAATTGTTTATCTAACTTTTGAAATTTATCATAAGCTGTAACAATTCTTTCTAGCTTCTCTGATTTCTTTTTAGCTCTCTCACTATCCTTTTCATTAATGATGTCAACTTTTAAATCAGGACTTCTACCTAGTTTTTGTGCAAATCT